AGACAGTCGCGACAGTCGGGCTTGGACCCGCCCTCGCCGGCATTGACCCGATGTTTTCATTGGTGTCGGCGGCGTTGGGTGGTGTTTCCTTGCTAGGCGCCATCTACTCAACGTGGGTGAAACGCAAGATTGTTGTGACTCACATGTCTGTGTGCAATCACCTGGCTGCGGCTGTTCTAGCCGAGAGGTCAACATCCAACCCAGACGATGCGTTCAAGCTCGTCGACCAGTACGCCGTACGCATGGCGGAAATGGACATTCCTGACGCCCTCATCCACGAGGTGCTCGTTGGGACGCGCGTTTTTGTCAAGTGGGCCCTGGAAGATCAACATTTTCGGGCCGGGTGCGCGACCGGGCTGGCGGGGCTCGGGCGCGCGCCTTCCCAATGAGGCTTGACGCCAGTGGCAAGCCCCTTCTCACTACACTCGGATATCGTGTTGGCGAGTGGTCAGGTGAGGGGGGGCCTCTTCAGGACATCCCTGTTAAGGATCGAGATCCCGATATCATTGTGGACGTGGTGGGTGCTCGGAATGGCCGTCGGTCTAAGATGTTTACCTCGCTTGATAGCGAGTTCATCGTCCCGGATCACGCGCCAATGCACCCAGATGCCAATGATGTCAAAACTACTCAACAGGGGGCCTTCAAGAGATTTGCCAAGAAACTGCCACCAGCACGACCTGGCTTCTACGCTGAAATGCGGTGTTTCACCCGCAGGTTATGCGAGAAGCTATTCCGCCCGCTCGACCACATCATGCCCTTCGATTGCCCAGATCACGATTGCGGTGAGTGCTATTGCTGTCTCTCTCCACTACCTCATGCCAGATTGGATGAGTATCGAGTTGAAAGAGAGAAGCTGCACGGCGCCGCGCCGACTCTTAGGCTTAGAAGGAAGATTAAGAGTTTCACAAAATCGGAATCTTATGCCCCGAACCTTAAGTACGCCAGGTGGATCAATTCACGCTCGGATGCTTTCAAGGCGTATAGTGGGCCGTTTTTCAAAGAGGTCGAGAAAGTTGTTTTTGCGAACGAGCATTTCATCAAGCACGTACCCGTCGTGGACAGACCGGAGTTCATTGAGAGACTGTTCAAGACGTCGAGAAAGTACTTCATTACCGACTACACAGCATTTGAATCTCACATGGTGTACCAGTTGATGGACTCATGTGAGTGTGAGTTGTACCGGTACATGGGAGCGAAGTTTCCCGAGCTGACTGCTGTGATTTGCTCTACCCTCCTTGGCAAGAACTGTCTGAGGCACAAGACGGGAATCCGCGTGTCGTGTAGGGCACGTAGGATGTCGGGTGACATGTGCACGTCACTTGGCAACGGGTTCACCAATTTAGCCGTGGCTTTGTTCTTACTATGGAGGAAGGGGGAGTGGGACTTTGACCAAGATGCTGTGAAGACCGAGATCATTGTTGAGGGAGACGATGGTCTGATAGCAGTAGACAAGAGCGCCCAATTAAGTGTCGATGACTTCAAGGAAATAGGAATGACGGTCAAGTTGGTGCAGGTTGTCGAACCTGGCTTATCCATTAAGACCGAATTTGACCCAACCAAAGCGGGAGAGCCAGGTGTGGCCTTCTGCGGATTGAATGTCGTCGACGGCGTGTGCATTCGCGAATTGGAGTCGTTCATTTCAAAGTTTGCCTGGACGCTGAATGAAAATGGTGCGAACCCGAAGCGCAGAGCTCAGTTGCTTGTTGCAAAAGCGCTGTCAACTCTCGCTGAGACACCTAGTTGTCCGATAATTTCAGCGATCGCCAGGAGGGTCCTCAATAAATACCCACGCGTGAAGCCAGTGTTCAAGAGCGATGGCTATCACGATGTTCCCGCTGAGTACAAGGTGCCTGAGCAGCAGCCGATCTCAGCCAAAGTGCGTGAGGCGTTCGCTCACCTCACAGGTATCACACCCACACAGCAAGTGGCAATTGAGGAGGAGGTATTGGCCGGTGA